CTACAATAGAAGAATTTGCTTCATCTGTTACTTTTTGCACTAATTTTTGAGAATCGGAAAGTTTTACAACTGCTTTTGTCGCCTCTTTAGTGGCAGTAGCCAAAACAAAAAGAATCTAGCTCTTTTAACGGGAACAGAAGTCACTCCTGATGTTGTTGCTCCTGGGAAAGAAAAGAAGCGTGAAAATATTGATCCTATAAAAAATGAAATACAACCTCGTATTTCTACAGGATCCATACAGGCTTATGATGCCGAAATAGCAAAATTACAACAATTTAGGGATGAAGTGGCTACAACGGCCAGTCAGGTTAAAATGGCTGAAGATTTAATTAAAGGAGTTGAATTTGCTAAAGCTTTAAACTTTGATCCAGCGTCTTTAATTACTATTTCAGGGGGTTTTGAAAAACTACAGGAAGAAATGGCGGCAAAAGTTGGCGGTATAAACGCTTCTATTGCTTCTATTGGCTATGAGGCTAAAAATTTAATGCAGACAATAGCCAGTGAAGCTCTACCTGCATTGACAGATGCTTTTTCGTCAATGGGTGCTGGTGTTGTTGAAAGTTTAGGTTTAGCAAAAAATGGATTTGAGGGATTTATAGGCGGTCTCTTGCAAACAGTTACTAAGTTAATTGCCATGATGTTGGCTTCGTCAATTTCACAATCCATTGCTGGGGCAACAGCTACGGGAACTGCTACTGGTCCAGCGGCAGTGTTTACAACCCCAGCATTTATTGCAACAGCAGTTGGAGGTGTTATAGCTGCTTTTGCTGCAATACCAAAATTTGAAACTGGTGGTATTGTTTCTGGTAATTCGATGTACGGCGATAAAATATTAGCTCGTGTAAACTCCGGTGAAATGATTGCTAATGATAAACAGCAAAAGAAAATTTGGGAAGCAATGAATAGTGGTGTTTCGGCTGGAGGTGTTTTTATCCCTGATGTAAAACTAAGCGGAAATGATATTTGGTTGTCATTTAAGCGAACTGAAGAACGTAAAAACCGTCTAGGATAATGAATAGTTATTACATTGATATAATTGATCAGGTGCTTAATCAAAGCCATTTTATCGTCGAAGATACTTCGAAAGGCGGTGTTATTCTTGCGTGGAATGGAGGTGATAAAAAAGACGAATTAAGAATTGTGGGTTCAAGTCTTGAGTTTGATTTAGCCCATAACGATCTTGTGGATGCGAAATGGATTAATTTCTTCACTGGTAATGAAGTTCGTTTTAAAGTTGAATTACGAAAATATAGTGATGATTCTTTAATATGGACTGGATTCTTAATTCCTGACACCTATTCAGAGCCATATACAAACAATGTAACTTTTGTAAAAATCACAGCCATTTGTGGTTTAGCTCGTTTGAAAGGAAAGTATTTACCGGATGATTATTATGATCTTGAAAAATCGCTTATAGATATATTTTGTACAATTTTGGAATTAACAGGATTTCAAATGGATTTGTATTTTGCTCCGGCAATTGAAAATTTCACGGATAAAGACTGGAATCAAATTTTTATAGATACAAGTACTTTTTTTGAAAATAAAAAAAAGTACGATGCGTACAGGATATTAGAAACGTTATTAAGTGATACGTTGTGTATTTGTTACCAATCCGATTGTCGTTGGTATATCGAGGGTGTGAACAAACGACATTTGCGTGAGGTGAATTATTCCGTATATGGTTTTGATAGGGTGTATAAGAATAATTTTGCTTACAAACGAGTATTAAAAAGAATAACTCCATTAGTAACTCCTGCCGTAACGATTATTCCTCCGTATAATAATATTACTGTAACTCATACAAAAGTAGAGCCGTCATTTCCTAAAGATATTGCACAAGAAATTAATGACGGTTGGGTAATAGTAAACAATATACAAAATCAAATTCATTCAGCCTATTGGATGGGTAATAATCAAATTTATCCATCTTCATGGATGGGAAATGGTGGTTTGTATGCAAAATGCTTCTCTCCAAAATATTATTGCAACATTCAAAATAAATCACAATTTGGAGGTGGTAGTAATATTAATTTTCCTCAGGATGATACGCAATGGATTTCTTTAAAGAAAAAGATTTTCTTTAAAAAATCACAAAAAGTAAAGATCTCTTTTTCTTTTGCAATAAAAAGACCGGGGATTTCAATAGCGACCCCGGAGGACATGAATTATTGGAAAAACCCTTTTAAATATGAATTTATTTACAACAATATTATTGTTTTTAGCAATTTTGGCGGTGAGGTAACAGAAAAGGAAAATGTCATTTTTAATCAATCAGCAAAAGCAGATTTAGAGATAGAACATATTTTTAAAGAAGATGGGCTTTTTGATGTAAGGATATATGGTCCGCCTGGAACAACAAATATAAATAGGGTTGAAGGAATTTTGATAGAAGATGCTTCTATTGATGTAGTTGGGTTTGAAGAGCAAGAGTCTTATACGGATTTGATAAATGACGAATTTACAATTGATAAAGATGTTGAATTAATATATAGTGATGATAGTAGCGGTAATTCTAAAGGTTTTAGGTTAGAAAAACTGAAAGTAAATGCAGATTTTTTTAATGAAATTGAAGTTCCTATACAGTATGGTTTTTCTTTAAATGGAAAAAATTATAGTGTTGTCGAGCTGGATGGTGCCAATTTAATAGCCGAAAATATTTTTTCAGTGTATAAGGATTCTCTATTAATTGCAATAAACGATGTAGTGTATAATTATAATGACGGGGAACAAATGGTAATAGAAACTAATGATCTGATTAGTTCAGGTAGTTTTTATGTGAAAATATATGCTGTAAAAGACATTGTTGATCGTGTTAAATGGATGCGATGGACTGATTCTGTATATAAAATTGAAAATTTCCCTTATGCTAAAATAGTAGCAAATATATATCGTAGAATGTTTTCGCAAGCTCATGAAAAGTTAGACTTAACTGCTTATAATGCTGTGAAATTCAATGATATTATTTTGTTTAATTATGTGTATGATAAGGATTTTATGGTTTTGAATTGTTCTTGGGATATAGATCAAAATAAAACAACCTTAACATTAGCAAGATCAGGTTATGGAAATGCAAATAATGGAAATCCTGACGCTAATATGTTGCCTATTGTTTTGGCTGGTGATGACATTTATATCGATGAGAATGCAACGACAGCTTTGCTTTCTGCAACGGCTAATGATCCTGACGGTTATATAGCTTCACAAGTTTGGACAAAAATTACTGGAGGATTTGGAGATGTTATTATGAATCCATTATTACTATCTACGTCTTTACAAAATTTAACAGAGGATTTTTATACTTATCAAATAAAAGTAACCGACAATGATGGGGCTGAGGCAACGGATACTGTAAATATAATTAGAGTTAATAGCTATGTTGTGGACTTGCTTTTGGTTGAAGAGAGTGTTATTGGTGGTTGGACAAGACCGGAAATAATGAAAAAATTCAAACTTACCGTAACTCCGAATATAATGACAAATTTTTCACTGACATTTAATGGAGTTTCGTTAGTGTCTTATGGTTATGGAAATTATGGGGCTGATGGATATGGTAGAGTTGAAATAAAAAAAAATGGATCTCAAATTTTTTATAGAAATACGGGTGATTCCCCGGGATTAGATTTTTCAGACAACTTAGTTTTTAATTATATAGCGACCGATGAAATTTATATATGGCTGTATTGCGGGGCTACAGCAGGAGAGCCGGGGTCTGGAGATACTGGGTTTGGAAGCGCTTCGATTACTTTAAACAAAGCTACGTTTACCCAGGGACAGGGGATAATATCCGGCATTCCAATAGATGAAGTAATTTCAGCAAGTGCATAATCATGGCAAAAAACATTCAAAGAATAGGCATAGGAAACAGTAGATTTCCACCTATAGATGCAAATTTAATAGATCCGGTACCGGGTTATTTCACATTCGATAGCACAACTATAACTTTTGATAGTATGGTAGATACTTTTGATTTTGATATAATCCCAATCACTCCTATTGTAGTAAGGGATTATTCCGAAACTGATTATTCAACAACCGATTATAAATAAGAAAAATGGCAAAGACATTAACACAAATTCGCGAGAATGTGGCTTTAAAATTAGCCGATACGTCAGATATATTGGCCGTTGAGCATCGTGAAATTGAAACCGATATTTTGGATTACATCGAAGCCTTAGAAGCGACAATTCCAAAACAAAAGGTAATTACCCTCGATTCTTTCACAACCGATAGAAATTATAGCGTCAATACTGATTTGGCTGTGCCAAAAATAATCACCAGTGTTTTGGTAATGCTGGTTTGTAAAACAGCAAATAATGGGTTCGTAATTGGTGATGTTATCACGGCTCCAACACCATATCCACAAGATAGTGGCAGAACATCGGCACAAGGGATTGGAATTCAATATAATAATTCCAATCCGGGAAGCATTAAAATTATGGTAAACGATCAGTTGACAATAATGACAGCTTATAATCCTGCTGGTGGGGCTAATGCAAATAATATAATCTTTTCGGGTGGTTCAACTGCTAATTGGGCGATAAAATTAATCATAGGATATATTTAATTATGGTAGAAATTTATAAAGGAGCGGCCCCGAATGATAAGACGGGAACTCCTGCGAGACAGGCAGCACAGATTATCAATGATAATTTTGCATATTTGGATAACAAGATAACTCGTAAGGATGGGATTTTGGTTTCTACGGGTTTTACTGTTTTGGACAATGATATTACTTACAATGCATTTTGGCAATGGATAATTGATACTGTTGATTATACAAATCCAGTAGATGTTGTGATCAATTTTCCTTTCGCGACAACTGGAAATTCAAGATTAGATTTGGTTGCTTTGACAACTTCAAATACATTTATTAGGATTGCGGGAACCGAAAGCGATTCTAATCCAATTTCACCTCCATTGCCTGAAAATATGTTGCAGGTGGGATTTGTACTGGTTGCTGATGTTGCGGTCGGTAGCCCAACCCCTCCAATCATAGGCAGTGAATTCATCAAGAAAAAAGAATTTGACGGCTACAACTATCCATCACTTACCGGAACAGATGCCATTGCAGAATTGCCTACTAACGGCCAAAACATCTTAATCTTAACAAACCCATCATTAGTAAGCGTTTTGGGATTAGCGAAAACAAACCTGCTTTCCAATCCAACAGCGGAATATCCTTATGCTGGAAAGGATTATTATGTTAAAAACCACACCGGCTACGATGTTACGTTAAAGCACAATGGTGCAACAGGTGTTCCTTTTAATTTTGCCGGTGGAGTAGATATAGTAATTCCTGATAAAGCTTTTATTTCTTTTAAAAATAACAATTTATTGGAGTTTGTAGAGGTTTTTAGAAGTTGGGTGGATTTATCGGATTATTATACAAAAACAGAAGTAGATTCTAAAAATACAGAACTAGCCTATGCGTGTTCTGACGAATCATCCAGTTTGACTACTGGAACAGTGATAACATTTAGAATGCCTTTTGCGATGACATTGACAAGTGTAAGGGCAAGCGTAAATACTGCGCCAACGGTTTCAAGTTTGATCGTTGACGTGAAAGAAAGTGGAGTTTCGATATTTAGTACTTTATTAAGTATCGATGCGACTGAAAAAACAAGCACAACAGCGTCTGTTCCGGTTGTAATTTCAGATGTGGATTTAGCAGACGATGCCGAAATGACTATAAGCATAACACAGATAGGAAGCAGTGTTGCAGGAGCAGGATTGAAAATATTATTTACAGGAAAAAAAGTATAATCAATAATTTAAAAAAGTATGGTACCAGCAGTTTTAATTCGAAAAAGCACAAAAGAAATTATCAAACAGGATATGTATCCAAGACAGGACATGTTGCCAGTTCAAGGAATGGATCCTGATTATGAATGGTTAGTGAAAAATATTCCATATCCTGAACCAGATTATGATTCAAGAATTTTCATTATGCAGACAAATCTACCTGATTTAAATTTTTTAAATGAATTTCAAGAACATCCGGCTTATCCGGGATTAAGAGAATATAGAATTACTTACAATCCAATCAAACGTCCTAATGATGAGATTGTCATTGCAATTGAAAACGCAGAAAAAGAGGCAAATACTTCAATATGGAGTGAAGCGGCTCATAAAGATGAAACTCTGTTTATGATAAATAGCGTTCGCAAAGAAGCTCAAAGTATTTCACTAACTGAGGAAGAACAAACGCATATAGATAAATTATCATCCATTAATGTAAAACTTGCTAAAAACCTTGACACTAAAAACATCAAAATTGAACAGGTGAACAACGGACAAGAGCCAAACATAGACGAAGGATGGGAGAGAAATTAATTGATCCAAAATTTAATGTTTACAAAAAATATAGACAAATGAATTTAGTTAATCCATACGTGTATAATGTAATTTTCGATGTGGATGCATTAGCATTTATTGTAATGGCTGGAATAATAAATAATGATCAAAAAACAGCTGTAAACAAATTAGTTTTAGATCTAAAATCAGCAGGTTTATGGACTAAAATGAAAGCTATTTATCCAATGGTTGGAGGTAATTCTACAGCTCATAAATTTAATTTAAAAGACCCTAGAGATTTAGATATTGCCTATAGGTTAGTTTTTAATGGAGGATGGACACATTCTTCAACAGGAGCTTTGCCTAATGGTACTAGCGGGTATGCGGACACTAAAATGAATGCTTTGTCTAGTTTATCATTGACAAACACTCATTTTGCATATTATTCCAGAACCCAATCCCAGCAATCCAATGACATTGTTATGGGGGCGAATTCAGCGAGTATATATTTGAGAACATTAGCTGCTTTAAGTTTTTCCAGAACAACAACCAATGCTTCTTTTTTTGCGTTTACTGGACAAACAAATGCTTCTGATTTAGCTTTATACACTGGAAGCTTATCTACGCAGGGATTTTTATTAGGATCAAGAACATCTAGTTCTGCTGCTGATTTGAAATTATATATAAATGCTTCTTTGGCAGGGGCGGCGACTACAAATACAGGTACTTATGCGTTACCTAGTTATAATGTTTTTATAGGAGCGATGAGTTCAAATGACTCACCTCTCTATTTTACTAATAAAGAATGTGCTTTTGCCTCTATAGGCGACGGGCTTAATGGTTCGGAATCATTGTCGTTATATAATATTGTGCAAACTTACCAGACAAGTTTAGGTAGGAATGTGTAGTTAAAAAATTTGCCTTAAATCAATAAACAACACAATAAATTAAAACAAAAAAAACCTACTTATGGAAAAAATTATCGTTACATCTTGGATAACATGTGGATTGTACCTTTTGGTACTTGTGGCTATTACAGCCGATTTATGGAGTGGAGTTCGCAAAGCTAAAACAAACGGGGTAGCCCGTTCCTCCTACGGATACCGTAGAACAGTCGATAAAATATCAAGATACTACAACGTGCTTCTTGCTCTTACCGTTGTCGATGTTATGCAGATGTCGTCAATTTGGTATCTCGACAAATACTATCATTATGACAGATTGCCAATGTTCCCATTTATCACATTGGTCGGGGCAATTGGGCTTTGCTTGATCGAAATCAAAAGCATTTACGAAAAAGCGGAAGACAAAGTTAGAATTGAAAATGTTGCCAATATGGCCGGAAAGATAATCACCAATAAAGATGACATATCCGAGATTGTCAAAGCAGTTGTTACCTACATGAAAGAACCGGAAATCAAACAACCTGAAACAGTAGAATAATTATGAATGAAATTATCAGAATAGCAGAAAAAGAAATTGGGCAAGGTGAAAAACCTTTAAACAGCAATAAAACCAAATACGGAAAGTGGTTTGGATTTGACGGCGTTGCCTGGTGTGGAATGTTCGTTTCGTGGTGCTACGCCTCAGCGGGGTTTCCGCTGCCAAAAATAGGTTTTTCAAAAGGATTTGCCGGCTGCCAAACAGCAGTTGCGTATTTCAAGAAAAACAACCAAATCACCACTAATCCAAAATCTGGAGATATTGTTTTTTATGATTTTAATGGTGATGGACGATTTGACCACACCGGAATTTTTGTAAAATGGATAGATAGCAATACTTTTGAAGCTGTTGAAGGTAATACGGCTATTGGGAACGACAGCAACGGGGGGGCTGTAATGCGTAGGTCGGATAGAAAGAAAAAAAACGCAATTTTTGTAAATGTACCAGTATGATTTCGATTACTCCATATATCCAAACAGCAAGAACCATTTTAATAATTGCCGGCATTTCGCTGGCAATTTGGTTTTACAAAGACTGGCAATTTCAGGCAGCCGAAAATAAACGCCAAACCGAGAATAACCGCCAAACAAGAATATCAGACAGTTTGCGATATTCTAGCCAAATTTTAAGCTCAAACGAAATAAAAGAGCATTTGCAGTATCAGAACTCAGAATTAAAAAAGAAGCTCTTAAAAGACGGTATTAAATTAAGCAGAATTGAAAGCGTTGTATCGACAAATTATCGTTATCGAGATACTGTAAATCGGGAAACTGATATTTCTGGTTTGGTTGATGCAATTCAAAAAAACATCCCGAAAAGTCAGGAATGGATTGATACGACCAAATGCCAAACGACAAAAGGGATTGTTTCTTTCGATGGCCAAAAATTAAAAGTGATTGTTAGTGATCGTGAATTCAAAAATAAGTCTGATGCTGTGGCTTATTTGGAGCGGCGGCAATGGAAATTTTTGGGTTTTAAAACTAGGTTTTTGGGCAAAAAACAATTCACGGCCAAAGTGTATGATGAATGTGGTGAAAGCCGGATGATTAAAATTGAGAAAAAGAAGTAAAAAGAAGGTGTGTTTTGTTATATTTGCGTCGGTTTATAAAAATCAGGTAATTGTAAAAATTATGTTTTTAACGTAAAATCACAATTTTATCACACATTAAGCTTACTTACAAAATAACAATTGATTGATATATAGTGTTTTATGTGAATAAAAAATTTGCCTTCTAAGCAGGCGGTCGAAGGTTCGAATCCTTCTGCGTTCACTTACAAACCCACTGATTTCAGTGGGTTTTTTCGTTTTTATACTTTTTGTGTTTTTTAATTTCCTACATTTACCACGCTAAAACGAGTTTTTTTAAGAGAAAATCACAACTTTTTCACAACTCAATATTTTGAAATATGGTAATTGAAATCAAGTTATTTAAAACTAAGAATGAAACTGCTGAAGGCTTCCCTTTGGTAGTTCAAATTTCACACCAAAATAAGCGAAAAACAAAAACGATTGCTTTTTGCAAAGAAAACCATTTTATCAAGGATGGGAAAACGATTTCTGAAAAGCATCCTGATTATGATATTTTGGCTCCTATTTTGATGGAAATAAAAATACGGGCACGCAAATTGATTTTGAACGGTTATAATGATGTTGAAAAAGCGTATCAGGATTTGTTTGCGGTGGATTTTTCCCAAATTGGATTTATTGATTTTGCGGAAAAACTGATTGCTGAAATGAAAACTGTTGCAGAAAAAGTTGGAAAATATGACTTAAAGGCTAAAAATAAACTACTTGGAAATGTGCGGTGTTATGAAAATGTCATTGGCCAATTTAGTAGTTTTGGGAAAAACGTGACTTTGCAGAATTTGGATTATTCTATTTTGATGGCTTTTAAGAATTACAACACCGGAATTGGGAATTCTAAAGCTACGGTGCATTTGTATTTACGGACTTTGCGGGCAATTTACAATAAAGGAATACTAATGCATAAGTTTGTGGATCAAAAGCCATTTGCGGGGGTTTTTGATGGTTTAAAAACCCGTTCGTATGATTCTAAGAAAAAGTACTTGGATCGTGACGGTTTGGTGAAATTGGAAAAATTGGATTTGAAAACTGCCAAACAGAAATATGTGGATTTATTTTTGTTGCAGTTCTATTTTGGTGGGTGTGATCTTAAGGATTTATATTACCTGAAAAAGCGGCAAATACGAAAAGGACGTATTGTTTTTGAACGGACCAAAACTAATACCGGAACCCGAATTGATTTAAAAGTGCATCCAAAGGCACAATTGATTTTAGATAAATACCCAGGGGAGGGTGATTGGCTTTTTCCTTGGAAAAAAGAGAATGAATCCTATATTACTTTTCGTGGGAATTACCAGCGGGATATTATTTTGGTGCAGACTGCTGAAAAAATTGAAATTTTGCCCGATGGCGGGAATTTGGCAATAAAAGTAGCTCGACATACTTTTGCGAATTTGGCAAAAACGCTGAATATTGATACCGATGTTATTCGTGAGCTAATGGGTCACGAACGGGATGATGTAGATAATTACTATAAAGACAAATATCCCGAGGCTATCCGGGATAAGGCGTTGTTTGATATTATTGGGTGATTTTGTTTGTTAAAATAATCGTTGCAAAGCCAGTAAAACCGAGCTAAATGTTAAAATTTTATTTTTAAATAAAAATAAATTACCATAAATGGTAATTTATCTAAGTAAGTTTTGTATATTTGTATAAGAGTTAAGGAAGTGATTTACACGGCAAACTTTAAAAAGGGACGGCAACTCATAACAACGGCAAAAATTAAAATGGCAACACTTATCTTAAATTACTTCGGAGAATCTACTTTAGTAACCAACGCTAAAGACGCAGTAGAATTCATCAACTCTTTAAATGGAATTTCAGCTAATAATTCAGCTGTAAAAAATTTAGAAAACTATTTTTCAGGTGAAAATCCATTTATGAACAAAACCTTAAAAGCAGGTTATGCTTATGAAATTGCTACAACAGGATGTGGCTCAACACGAATTATGTGCTATAGACCTTTAGCGACAACTTTAGAAGGTCATAATCAAGTTTTAGCTGACAGAAAAGCACAAGCAGAAAAAGAAAAAAACGATGCGTTTCAAGCGAAAATGAATAGAATGTACGAATCTAAAAAAGGAAATTACGTAGTTCAATTAGATTGTTTCGAATTAGATAACGTAAAAGGAGGTCACAAAGCAAGATTTACAAATTGGAAAGTTTTAGCAGATAGCCCGATGGATGCTTATAACAAAGCAGTTTGCTGTGCTGAAGAAAAAAGATTTTTCTGGTGTGCTACTGCTGAAAAATGCCAAATTGATTTTATTGGCGAATGGACTGATTTAACCGAAGAAATTTATAACAAATAATTATGAATGTAAACCCAATTAATGAAAACGAGCAATGGAAATTGCTCGTTTTATTGCTCGATCAAATTCGAGTACAAAAAGGAATATCAAATTTAAAAGTTTCAGAATTAAGCGGGATTGCTCCTGCTCATACTTCTCGTTTTTTCAGTTGTAAATTTCCTCCAACTTTACCAACTTTTTTAAAAATTTCAAAAGCGATTGGAGTTAATTTTTTCTTTGAAGACAAAGAAAGCAAAACCGATTTGAATTTAGCAATGGAAAAAGCAATGGAGCAACTAGGTCGTAGAGTTGACAAACTTCCTAAAAACTAAATAGATCTAATTTTTTTAAAATTTTAAAGCCAATTTTTATTTGTAAAGATTGGTTTTTTTTGTTTGATATTATTGGGTGACGAATGGATTTTTTATTTCTCCTGTTTCCAGTGCCGATTCATAATCGATGTAAATCGGGATCCATCCATATCCTTTAAATAATGGATATATTTTAAATCCTGTATTTTTATTGCCAACTGATTTTATTTTTGAAATCACTACTTTTTTGTTTGTAAGCATTGGTGACGTTTGCGAGCCTCCTTGTGTGATAAATGTAAAAAAATTACCTGAGTATGGATAGCCAATCGTTAAGGTGTCTCCTATTTTTAAAACATTTTTAGATTTTGTTTCATATTCAGTGAAATCTCCTGATTCTTTAATTTTATCGTAAACTGCTTTTTGGGCAAAAATCGGACTGCTGATTAATAGTAAAAGTAAAATTTTCCTCATTTTTTTGTTTTTAAAATAGTTTTTCTCAAATATAATTAATTTTCTTCTTCATTAAAAATATCTGTAAACGGAATATTGTTCTTTCGTAAAATAGATTGAAGTCTGCTAATTTCTTTAATTAGTTTATTTTCATTTTGGATGCAGTCCAAGTATTTTTTCAAATCAATACCGCTTCCATTAATATATAGTTCTTGAGGTTCCTTTACTTCATTATTTTTTCCAATTTCAGTTCCTAAAACTGTGGATTCTAAAAATTCTAAAATTTTATTTAAAGAACTTTCGTGTGGATTTTTTGAGGTTCCGTTGATTATTTTTTCAACACCTGATATGCTCATTTTGGTTTTTTTGCCAATATCATACGATGTTAGTTCTAATTCTTGTACTTTTTTTATTATAAATTCTGTTTTTTGTTTCTTTGTTAATCCGTACATAATCAAGTAGTTAGGTTTATTTAGTTTAAAAAAGATACATTTATTGTATCTTTTATTATTTTAGTGATATAAAAGTGTTATATTTGTGTTATAATTATTCACAGAATAATAATAACAAATATACAAAGATTATGCCAATCGATGAAAATGTAAAATTAAAACAGCGTGATTTGAAAACTATCAAACGAATTACGGCTACTCAAAAATCTTCAAATATTCTCCGCAGTTTTTTTGATAAAGGCTTCAAAAGTTTTGATGCGTTGAAAGCTATTGTGCTTAATTATTACCCTGAAATTTCAGAATCACGTCTTTGGGATTTTTGGCACTTCAGGATTGTCGATGAAGATATTGCAGAATCTTTAGAAGATGTTTTTGAAAAACTTAAATCTGAATAAGATGAAAGACAACATCTACATCAATGCAAATGAGTTCCTTGAATCCTTGAAATTGAGAGGATTGGTGATTGTTTCGGCAAAAGAGTTTGAGGCTGTCAAAGATCTTGACCGTAGGCGGGTGATGCGTAAAGAATCACTTTCGTTAAAAGAAATCGTCGATTATAGATTGCTTCCGGTAAAGTCAAAAAAAGGTGTTGAAAACTGGATTACTCTAGGAAAAATAAAACCCGATGAAACTTATCGGGAATCAACGGGTAAGAAAAGAATTATGGTATTAACAAGTGCTATAAGAAGGCTAGGATATGTTGATTAGCGAGGAAGAGCAAAAGAAAATCAACGAGATCGAAGTAAAAGAATCTCGTAGCGAAATGTGCCAGGTGAATCGTGCCTGCTATCCGGAGGAATATTTTGAAATGATTGAAATGTGCAAATTATGTGGCAGGATTGTTTAAACAGTGAAATCACCTTTTGGGTGTTGGTTGTGGCTGATATTTTTATGGTAATTATTGGTTTTGTTGGATTTGTATGGTATTGGCAGGACGATAAAAAGAAGTCTAAAATAGTGGCTGAGAGAATAGAATATTTAAAACGAATAGAAACTTTTAAAAAATAGAAATCATGATTGAGTCTTTAGAATTTTTGTTTTCAGTGGTTGTAATTGGGTTTTCGGTTGGTTTGATTGGTGTGTTTTTGTGGGTTTTTGCAGTGATGGTTGTTAATTTTTGGCAAATATACTGCAAGAAAAAACCTGTTGGTAAGTCGTGCAAACATATCAGTTGTAAGTATAGTGGTGATGATGATTTATGGATTTGCAATGATTGTGGTCAAAATTTTATATAGAAAGTCATGAAAAAGATACTATTGTTTTTTGCTGCTTTTATGGTAGCTGTTCGGGAATCATCAAAAAATTGTCCTAGAGAAACTAAATTTTAAATAAATAGAAAAATGGAGAAACAAATTTTACAAAATGAAAGTCCGGCTGACAGGCTGGAACAGCTGAAAAATTCGGCTGATAAGGTCGAAATGTTCAGTTATCCTCGGGAATTGTCTAATGGCGAAATTCAGGAACTACAATCAAATTTATCTCAGGATATGATTTTTGTGGATAAAAAAGAACAGGATTTGAAAGTAGCAAAAGAGGTTTTTAAATCAGCGACCAAACCCATTAAACAAAACATTGCAAAAAACTTACAGTTGATCCGTTCACAAGTGGAGGAAGTAAGTGAAGAAGTGTATCTGTTGAAAGATGTCGAAGAGGGTAAAATGGGGTATTACTCCAAGGATGGGAATTTGGTTTTTGAAAGAAATCTTCGTCCCGATGAATATCAATTTAGCATTCAAGAACATTTAAGAAAAGCACGGTAATTATGGAAAATATTAAAATTGAATTAGGTTCTGAAAATAAAGAACTGATTATTCTTACTGGAAAAGCTGAAGAAGTTTATCACGAAAAATCGATTGAAGTAAAAGCGGGTTCGATTAATTCGGCTTGGGAGTATTTGTCAAAAAAAGTGGTAAAGCCTGAAATTATTGAGCACTCGAAATTGGAGTTTTGCTACGATAAATTATACATCGATTTGCATTATGATGCGAGACAAAGGAATCCTGATGTAATTCAAGGTAAATTGAAGCTGCATCCTGATTTGGAAAAATTCAGCATCAATTCGAGTAAAACTTACAACACTTTCGAATTGGCTGATTTCATGAAAATGAATCGTCATTATTTTGAAAATAAAGATTATGCCATGAAGCTTGTTCAGATTCTGCGTGGTTTTGAGGGAAAAGTGCGGTTGGATATGGAGGCGAAAGCCGATACGCGCGGGAATTCAAAAGCACTTATTAATCAAGTCGTGGAAAGTAATATTCCTGAGGAGTTTATTTTGTTGTTGCCTGTTTTTGTGGGGCAAGAAAAAATAAGATTAACGGTTGAAATTAATATCACGGCAGATTTTAGCTGCTCTTTAATCTCACCTGATTTGAAAGAATTGATTGATTTGGAGTCTAAAACTATTTTGGATGGGCAATTGACTAAAATCAAAGAAATGCATCCTGAACTTAAGGTTTTTGAATATTAAAAACTAAGTAGATGAAACCAACCACTTTCGATACCGAGAATGCAAAAATAGTAGAGCAAGCCATAAGCTCTGAATTTGGATGTAGAGTGTCGGAAATTGTGAGTCTTCGGGATTCATTGGTAAAGAAAGTGGTTGTTTTTCTTTTGTCAAAAACTAAAAATTACGATGCTCGGACTTTGGGTCATAAGTACCAAATGTCTTATTTGTATGTTCCTACGGTAATTCAAGAAATTGAATATTTAATTAAGACGGTTCCGGGGTTTGAATTGAAAATAAATGCAGTTTTAAATAAAATTGAGAATGAGAAAATTTTGGACTTTGGAGGAAAAAGAGTTGCTTAAAATTCATTATCCCGATAATAGGACTGAAGATATTTTGCATTTATTTCTGGATAGATCATTGAATTCAGTTATTAGTTATGCTAATTTGATTGGGCTAAAAAAAAGTGAAGCTTTCTTTAAAAGTCCACAATCAGGACGTATTTCGAGGGAAAATGATATTGGCGTAAAAACAAGGTATTTAAAGAATTGTCCGGGTTGGAATAAAGGAAAAAAACAATCTGATTATATGTCACCTGAAATGATTGAAAGAACGGCAAAAACCCGATTTAAAAAAGGTCAGGACCCGCATAATACTGTTGATATTGGTTTTGAGCGATTATCTAAGGATGGTTACATTGAAGTAAAAGTCAGGCATTTGAAAGGAAATGGTTCTAATAATTTAAATTTCGAATTCAAACATCGAATTGTTTATGAAGAAAATTTTGGGGCAATTCCGAAAGGAATGATAGTTGAGTTTTTGGATGGTGATAAGTTGAATTTTGATCCGGCAAATCTTGTGCTTCGAACCCGAAAAGAAAATTTACTTAGAAATTCAATGTCGGATTCATCGATTGTGAAACGTTTTTTAGGCGTAAAAGATTCTAAAGCGGTTGCGATTGTTATTGAAAAAGTCCCAAAATTAATAGAATTGAAAAAGAAATTATTAACCTCTAATAAAGAAAAAAAATGGACATAATTGAAAAATTAACGGCATTGCTGACCGGAAAAACTTTTTCCCATAACGGAAAAGAATACTGTTTTCAAAGCTGTAAAAAAGTAGTGTCAAACATTATGATTTTGACCAATAAAGAGACTGTTCAGGTACCCATGGATAGATTTACTGACTTTTACGAAAAAGTTGAAAAGAATTGCTATGACCCATCAAATTTGCCTCAAAAACAAAGTTTTGTTCCTACTGAATTACCTGTAAAAAAACAAATTTTCACGCCCGAAATGTC